CCGCCGCGCTCGAATGCGCGGATGAGGTCGCCCCTGAAGTCGTGCAGGCCGATCACGCCGTCGCGCTGCTTGCTGGTCGGCAGCAACATGCAATGGAATGACAGGTTGCGGCCGGGCTTCATGACGCGCGCCAACTCGTCGACCAGAAACGCGAAGTGGGCAAAGAAGTCGTCACGGTCGCGGCAATTGCCCATGTCGCGGGGGCTGTTGCTGTAGGTGTAAAGGCTGGCGAACGGTGGCGAGAAGATCGAATAGCCGATGCTCTGGTCGGGCAGGCCCTTGAGCACCTCGACGCAATCGCCGTGATATGCCGCGTACCGATCCTTGACTACCTGGTCGATGCACTTCATTACGCCTCCAGAAAGCCCGGCACCTTGATCTTGGCCGCGGCATTGTATGGGTTGGACTGACGGTGTGTGCCGGTCACTTCGGCCATGACGGCATCGCGGGTTTCGGCGCTCAAGGCTTCGGACATCGCTGCGGCATCGCGCTCTTTGCGCCGCAGGTTGGACACGACCGCACCCTCGTATTTGCTGGCAAAGACGTGGACGTGAACCGGGCGCGTCTGGCCGAAACGCCAGCAGCGGCGCACAGCCTGATAGTACGCCTCGAACGAATCAGTGACGCCGACGAACGCCATCCGCGCGCAATGTTGCCAATTGAGGCCGAACCCGGCGATGCTCGGCTTTGTGACCAGCACCCGGATATCGCCGTTGGCGAAGTCCAGCAGGCGGCGCTCTTTCGCTTCCGGGTCATCGGTGCCACGGATCTCGACCGCGCCGGGTATGGCCCGTCGCAGGGCATCGGCTTCGGCGTTGAGGTCGCACCATACGATCCACGGCTGATCGTCGGCGTTCACGATGTCGGCGCATGCCGCCACCCTGGCATCGACGGACGCCTTGCGCGCGCCGCGCCGCTCGCTCAACGTCCGTGCCTCGATGGCGAATAGCATCCCATCGGCCGCCATCTCGGTATCGACCGAATGCTCGTGGACATTCACTGGCGGCAGCAGGTAGGCCGAATCATCAAAGCCAAGGTCTGACGGGTTGCGGACCAGCGCGCCCCACTGGCAAACCCATTTCCAGAACAGGTGACGGGCGTGCCCCTTGAGGCGCCAGACTTGCGTTTCGCCGCCGTCGTGTGTGAAAAACTCCGCCAGCATTTCGGCGCGCGAGCAGACGCCAAGGAACTCGGCGTGCGTGCCAAGCTCTGTCCAGTCGTTCGGAGCCGGGGTCGCCGTCGCGCATAGTTTATAGGGCGTGTCGCGGAACGCGGACAGCAACACTTGCAGCGTCTTGGCGTCGTGATGCTTGATGCAGCTGGATTCGTCAAGCACGATGCCAACGTAATCGTCCGGGTTGAATCGGTGCAGGCGTTCGTAGTTGGTGATGGTGATACCCGAGACCGTGCCCGGCAGTTGTTCCCGCAAGTGGTCCACGAATATCTCGAGGTCATGGCCCTCGTGGGCCGTCTGTTGCGCGACCGCCAGCGGCGCGAGAATCAGCACGGCGCCGCCGGTCGTCTTGGCAACCGCATCAGCCCATGCCAATTGAATGCGCGTCTTGCCGAGGCCGGTATCGGCGAAGATTGCCGCGCGCCCGCGCTTGATGGCCCACGATGCAAGCGCCTCCTGGTGCGGAAACATCGGGGATGGCAGGTCGGACCATCCCTGAATGCCGACCGGCGCCAGCGACTTGAGCTTGTCTCCGATAAACTCATCGTATTTCACAGCCCATAACTCCTAGCCAGCACCTCGCTGTCAACGCGGGGATGCTTGGAAATGGCCATCAAGGCCGGCTGAATCTCACGGATGCCGGGGATTTCCGGCAGAGGCTTCGCCTCGGTGGCAAGGCACCGCATCCATGCCTCGACCAGACGGACCTCGACCAGGCAGCCGACGCCGTAGCCGTTGAGGACGTTGGTGATCTTCTGTTGGTACGGGGTCACAGCGCACCGCCGTCAATGTCAGTGCTGGCCCTGTCGGACTTGTCGACGGCATCCCATCGCGCCTCGTCATCGGCCGCATCCCACAGCATCGACTCGACCACCGCGTAGCCGAGAAACAGCGTCGTGTCGATATGGTCGAGCTTCACGAACGCGCTTCCCCTGGCGGTGTGCTGCACGGTGCCGCCCATGGCGCCCTGATCGTCGATGACGTAGAACTCTGTCGGGTCGCCGGACTCGTCCGTGCCGTCCAGCCACACGCCGACGCGGTGCTGGCCGGTGGCCGGGCGCGGCGCGATCACGAGCATGACCAGCGCGGTATCGTCCATCTCGTCGAGGGCCTCGCGCACGCACGCGGGGGTGCGCGGGTCGGACAGGGCGGCGGCTTTGGTGTAGTGGCGCATTACAGGCCCACCGCGCACGCGAGCTGCTCGCTCATGTCGCGGCCGGCCTCGCTCACGCACTCGAGCGCACGCACGACGGCGGCCGTGAACTGCGAAGGGCTCAGGGCGTCGAGGGTGTAGTGATCTTCGCGCATCCAAGCTTCGACGTGCCGCGGGTCGGCCTTGCTGATGCTGCCGGTGCGCGCCATCGCTTCGCGGATCATCTGCTGGTACATCGTCCATCCTCCCGGTTCGCCGCCAGCCCCACGCCAGCGACAGGAATATTATCGGCAATCATACCCCGCCGATCAACTGAAATATTCTCCTTTGGTGAAAATAAACCCGAGACGAAATTAGGGCCGATCGGTAATACTGGCATAACGTATGCTACCGGGCCGACACCTTGAAAATAGGCAAAACAAAACGCTTGACGGTATACCGGGCGTAACGGTATCTTGCGGGCTGTTGAACCTTGACCACCACCAACGGAAGGAACCGCCATGGAACCCGAAATGCTGACCCCCCGCGAGGCAGCTGCGGTGCTCGGGCGCAGCGTCCAGACCCTCGCCAACTGGCGGCACACGAAGCGCGGGCCGGCGTTCATCAAGCTGTCCAACGGCCTCATTCAGTACGCGCCCGAGGCCGTCGCGGCTTGGGTCAACCGCAAGACGGAGGACTGACATGGGAAACTTCGGAGGATTCGACGCGAGGAACGTCAAGCCGCTCGGCGATCGGTCGCCGGTGCCCGACGGCATTTACAACGTCGTCGTCATGGATGCCAAGTGGCAGGCCACGAAAAAGGGCGGCGAGATGTTCGTCCTGCAATTCGAGATTCTGGACGGCGACCACAAGGGCCGCTACCTCTGGACCCGCCTCAACATGGTGAACAACAACCCGAAGGCCGTCGAGATCGCGCAGGCCGAGCTGTCGTCGATCTGCCGGGCCATCGACCTGCCGACCCCGCAGGCCGACACCGACTTCATGAACAAGACGCTGCGCGTGTCGGTGTACGTCGACGATCAGGACTACAATCGGATCCAGAACTACGCCGCCGACGGCGAGGCCATCAACGCGCCGCGGGCGCCGAAGCCGAGGCCGAAGGCGGGCGCAGATCCGTTCGATGATGACGGGCTTCCGTTCTGATCTGACCACCACCAACCACGGGAGAGGTTGACAACATGCTCAAGGGACTGATTCAGGGAACGACCGCCGCGCCGCGCAGGATCGTGCTGTACGGCGTCGGCGGGATCGGCAAGGGCACATGGGCCGCTGGCGCGCCGAAGCCGATCTTCATTCAGACCGAAGACGGCAACAACGACATCGGCGTCGATCGCCTGCCGCTGTGCCGGTCGCTGGCCGACGTGCAAGCGCAGATGCGCATGGTGTTCACGGAGGAACACGATTACCGCACGCTGGTCATCGACTCGCTGGACCAGATGGAACCCCTCATTTGGGGTGTCATCGCCAGCGCCGCAGGCAAGGACAACATCGGCGAAATCGGCTACGGCAAGGGCTACGATGCGGCCGTCACCGACTGGCGCAAGGTGCTGTATGTTCTGGACAAGATCCGCGACGTGCGCGGCATGACCATCATCCTCATCGCGCACGCCAAGGTCGAGAGGTTCGAGGATCCGCAGAACGACGCCTATGATCGGTACTCGCTGCAACTCCACAAGAAGGCAGCGGCCGAGGTCGTGCACTGGACCGATGAACTGCTGTTCGCGAACTACATCGCGAACGTTCGCAAGCTCGAGGACGGCAGGCGCACGCTGGGCATCGGGTCGGGCCAGCGCGTGATATACACGCAGGAGCGGCCGGCGTTCGTCGCCAAGTCGCGCCTTGAGATCCCTCCCGAGATCCCCATGCCGAAGGTCGGCGGCTGGCAAGTCTACGCCGACTACTTCGCCGCCAACGTCCCAGAGGGCGCACCCGCCGCGGCTGCTGTTGAAGCCGCCTCACCTGCCGAAGCAATCCCGGCAGGCCAGGGTGCGCCCTCAACCCTCGCCGATGACCTGCTCGGGATGGGCTTCGCCCCGCACTCGATTGGCGAGATGGACCTTGCCGACCTGCGCGAGCGGGCCAAGGAGATGCGCAGCACCATGACGGCCGCCGAGAAATCGAGCGTGTCCGTCGCCATCAAGAACCTCGATACCGCCCGCCTGCGCGAGCTGCTGCTCGTGGTCGAGGCGCGGCAGGAGGCCACGAGCCATGACTGACGATACCAACGAGGGCACGGCGATCACCGTGCAACTGTCTGCCGTCCCGGCGTTCACGGAAATCCAGCAGTCCATGATCCGGGCCGTCGCCACGTTCGGGGCCAAGGTCTACGACGTGTCGACCCCCGATGGTCTGGCCGTCGCCAAGTCCGATGCGTCCGACATCAACGGCTATCTCATCAAGCTGGAGAAGTCGCGCAAGGCAGCCAAGCAGGAGTCGCTTGACTACGGCCGGCTGATCGACGGCGAGGCCAAGCGCATCCGGGAGCCGGTCGAGTCCATGCTGGCTCCGCTACAGGCGATGATCGACGCCGAGAAAAACAAGGCGGCCCGGATCGAGGCTGAGCGCAAAGCAGCGATCACCGCCCGCATCGACGCCATGAACCGCCGGCCGCCGTGGGGCGCGACCAGTGGGGAGATCAAGGCGATGCTCGAAAAGGTCGAGGCCGTGGTGATCGACGACCTGTTCTGCGAGTACCAGGACGACGCGGCGGTGGCGAAGATGACCGCCGTCAAGGAGCTGCGGGAGATGCACGCGGGGGCCGTGGCGAACGAGACGGCCAAGGCGGACGCCGATCGGTTGCGCCGGGAGGCGGCGGAGCGGGCCAAGGCGGATGCGGAGGGGGCCGCGGCTGCCATCGCTCCGCCACTGCCGGTAGCCGCCGGTGATCCGATCCCGGTTTCCGACGCGCGGCCCGAGCCGATCGTGCGCGCGGTGGCCGAGATGGTTATGGCCGAATGCATCGCCGACATCGCGGCGCCCGCTGTCGCCCTCCTGCGCATCGTCGAGATCGTCGACGAATACCCGTGGTCGTTCGGCATCGACGATGACGACCTCGCGCAGATTCACCTGATCGGGATGCTGGCGAAGGCGGGGCTCAAGTAGGCATCAACCGGTGGCCGCTATCACCCGGTAGCGGCCACCACCACTCCGGGAGGAATCCATGTCGAAACTCCACCTCACCCCACAGCAGGCCCACGTCGTGGCCCACATCGCGGCCCACAAGTTCATCACCTCATTCGACGCATACCGCCTGTACGGCATCACCCAACTCGGCACCCGCATCTTTGAACTCAAGGCCAAGGGTTACCGATTCCGTAACACCCGCGTCGACGCCGTGAACCGGTTCGGGCGGCCGACGCACTTCGATCAGTACCGGATCGTTGGCAGGCCATGAGCGCCCTCGAGCGCCGCGCAATCACCGCCGCACTCCACGAGGCCAACCACAACATCGGCGTCGAGCTGGACGTCACCAGGGACGCGCTGAACGACGCCAGCAAGGCGCTCGCCATGGCCCTGCGGTACATCACGAAGATCGAGCGGGAGAATGAGAAATTGAGGCGGGCGGTGGTGGAGTTGGCGGGGGATGAAAACGGTAACTGATAATCTTGCTTTTTCTATTGACGCGGTAACGGGCGGCAGAATAGATTGCCCGCAACCCGATCAACGGAGTGACGACGTGGACGAAAAACTCTGCAAGAAATGCGGGCAGACAAAGCCCATCGACGAGTTCTACCGCGACGCCGGCGCCGCTGATGGCCGGCAGTATTGGTGCCGCCCGTGTATGTCGGTTGCCGTCCGGCGTTCTCGAGACCGCAATCGGGAGCGGAACCTGGCGCGGCGGGCGGCGGCCAAGGCGGGGGGCGCGGAATGAGAAAGGAATACGGGTCGTTCGGTATCGAGTGGCGCAAGATTCCCGGTACAATCCAGGTTGACTACGACGTGTATGACCCGGAGACCGGCGACACGGCCCAAGAGTCCGATACTATGCCGCTGTTCGATTTCCTTTCCTCGCTCGGTATCACCATGACCCAATGCGTCAATGCGTTCATCAAAGAAGATGAGCACCTGAAATGAAATACTTCCGGTTCCGCAACTGGGACAAGGCCCAACACTACGCAGACCGGAGCCCGCCATGGTTCCGGGTCTACGCATGCATCCTCGACCTCGGAAACGACTGGTACGAATTGCGCGATTTCGAGTGCGGGCAGCTCGTGAAATTGCTCGCTTTTGCGTCACGCACCGGGAACGCAATGCCGTTTTCTGCGGAGATCATCGCGGAAGAAATCCACGCCAGCGAGCCCGTGAACCTGGACAAGTTCGCCCGCCTAGGCAACCCCGGAATCATTGAAGTTCTTGCAACTAAAGAAGATTGCGTCAGACTGGAACAGGAGCGGATGGCCGCCCGCAGTCATGGCGCTAGCAAGGATGCTAGCAAGGATGCTAGCAAACTCGCTATCGAAAGTGCTGCCCTCAGAGTCAGAGTCAGATCAGAAGAGTCAGAGGCAGAGACAGATCAAGAACAGAACCCCCCTACCCCCCGCAAGCGGGGGGGCGCAAACCCGGTTCGATCGGGGAATCCGGATCCGGACCTCATCGCCATCATCGACCACCTGAATCAGGTTACCGGTAAGCGCCACTCCCACGACAAGGGCAACGCCATGATCGAAGGCGCCATCAAGCGCGGCGCCACCGTCGCCGAGTGTAAGCAGGTCATCGACCACCTCTGGTCCACCTGGTCCCCGGAGTGGCGCCAGCGGATCGACAAGACCACGCCATTCCGGCCGGCCAACTTCGACCGGTACCTGGACGAGGCCGGCGCGGGGGCCGCCAGCACCGCCGAACAGCAAGACCCGGAGGCCGCCGAGCGCAGCCGCAAGATCCGGGAGATCGTCGCCAAGCATACCAAGCAGGAGGCCGCCAGTGCGTGACTTCGCCAAAAAGGACGACCCGAACCCGCGCAAGGCCGACATCGACGCCGCGTGGCCAGCGATCGAAAACGCGCTGCAGCTCTACAACGGCGCCGCGGCCCGCGACATCATGCTCGACCTGCGCAAGTCCGATCGCGCCGTCTGGAATGGCTGCCGGTCGCGCATCCGGCGCCACCTCGTGCACTGGTTCCGGGCTCATGGTCTGGGCACCTGGGACAAGTTCCCGCAGGACGATTTCTCGCAAGAGGCATTCACGTCGTGGATCATCAGCATCTATGACGGCAGCAAAGTGGACCCCGACAACTTCGCGAGTGATGACCTGCCGTACATCATGCAGCGGCTTGGCGAGTACGCGCACGACCTCGACCGCCAGCGGGCCGCGCGCAACAATCCGCCGGCCGTCGGGAGCCGGATGATCGCCCGGGCTGCGGAGCCGATTGGGATTTGGAAATGAACATTCCCATCATGAACAACCACGACATCATGCACGGCCATAAAATCGGATTGATGACTGATGGCGGAATCGTGCGGTTCAATCATCCGATCCCGATGGACACGGTGACGCAGATGTTTGGCAATGCCGCCTTTCATGTGCTCGACTGCGAGCAGGAGTTTGTAGGGTCCAGACCAGCGGTATTGATGGTCACGGCCGTGAAAATCATTCAGTGGGCGGCGTACTGATGACCACCATCCGCTTCCCCTGGCCCCCAAGCGTCAACGGCTACTGGCGGGCCATCCCCCGTGGCAAGGGCGTCACGCAGATTTTGAGCGCCGACGCGCGAACGTTCCGATTCGAGGCGGGTCTTGCCTGTCTCGGCAAGCCGAGGTTCGGTGTCGCGCGACTGACGGTCACGATCACGATGCACGCCCCGGACAAGCGGGCACGGGACATCGACAACCACGCCAAGGCCGTGCTCGACGCCCTGACTCATGCCCGCGTCTGGGACGATGATTCCCAGATCGACGAATTGCACTTGATCCGGGGCGCGGTCATGCCGCATGATGGTCACGTCATCGTCCAAATCAGGAGGATCGAATCATGACCGGCTGGGAGTTGTTCTGGTTCGCTGTCGCATCGTGGCTCATCGGCGACGGCATGGGCAAGCTCGGGCGCGAGACAGCGAAGCGGGTCAAGCATCGGCGGGACATGAGGCGGCTGGCGGAAGTTTCGTTTGACGTGCTCACGGAGCATCCCCGCATCATGGTCGGCAACACTGGCGGCATGGCCATCGGCGGCAAGCCAGGCACAGAAGAACGCATCGCAGTCGAGGTTAATGGCGATACGATCTTCGCAACGCTCACCGCCGAGATTCACACGATCATCGTGCCGATGCCCGATGGCCGAGTGATTGTTCTCAAGCGCACCTCCGAGTGCATCCCCAACGGCGACCGGCTGGCCGTCGTGTTTAGGTAGGACGAAAGGTTTCACCGCGCCGCCGTCCCTGGCCACCGTCCC